AGATATATCTTATATAAATATATATTATATATAAAGAATTACTTTTTAGCTAGATATTCTATTAACTTGTCGTATAGATCGTCGATCTTAGCTTCTAGCTTATTAGTTTTGTCTTCCAGCCTCGTTACCTGATCCTTCATGCTTGCTCCACTATTTGGCTTCAATTCATGTTTGATTTCATCGAAGTAGTGCTTGACGAGCCAACGGACACCCATTGAGGCGGTTGCTATGATTGTTGATACACCGACGATAATGCCGATCCAGGATTCTACTGACATACTATCTATAATTATATAACAGTTTTATAACTCGGCGGTATAGAGTTCGGCTTGATATAGAGATTTTAGCACGGCGACGATATAGAGATCCCATCCACCACTCTGCATGACACATGCAATATGTGGACACAAACTCTGTATCCGTGGTATTATAGATACATGGGAGACGATGTAAAGTTTTTAGATCTATTTGATCCAAACCAGCCTAGGTCCGATAAGGAGATTATCGAGAACAGGCTGGAGATTTGTAACGAATGTCCATGGCTTAACAAGGCATTGCAGAAATGTCGTAAGTGTGGATGCTTTATGCAGCTAAAAACCACTCTCCTGAACGCAAAGTGTCCAATTGGAAAGTGGTAGGTATGAAAAAAGAAGAACTAGCTCCAGGAATTGTCCTGGTACGTGACGTAATCCCAGGGTATGAACAATTAATCCCATACATCGAAGGCTCGGTAGGATATGGATTGGTAGAATGGGAAAAGGCAGATGTACGTTCCTATGAAGACAATGAACGTTCTAATAATGCAAGTGTAAGAGATACCCACATTATCGGTATTCCACATAGCTTTGAATACCAGGATCCAAATATTGCAGAACTTCCATTTGCGGATAGAATGAACTCTATCTTTACCATGTTCTTCTCACAGTATGAGTATGACTATGCCATGGAGTACAAGGCTTTGATGTCAAAACACGAAGCATATTCTATTTTGCGCTATCAGAAGGACCAGCACTTTGCAGAACACGTTGATGATCATCCAGAACGTATGCGAAGAGTGTCTACTGTCTACTATTTGAATGATAATTACTCAGGTGGAGAGTTGGAGTTTCCGAGATTTGGTCTAAAGATCAAACCAGAAGCTAACTCTATGCTCCTTTTCCCCTCTAACCACGTATATAATCATATCGTGCATCCTGTATCAGATGGTGTTAGATATGCTGTAGCGAGCTTTGTGGGATAAGGGATCAAGCAAGCTTGACCCAATACCGTCGAAATATTAAACCAAGATAGCCTATGAGAATTCTAAGATTTATAAAGTATTACTTTGAACCTAATGGAAAGTATGTAAGGTCATTAGCGTTTAATGCTGCAAAGAGCTATTTCAAGACACCTGTCAGAAATAAGTCTAATCCTTATCCAAGTGTTATTGAGTATGATATACGTAGATCTGAGTTTCTTGCATATCAGAGAAGGTTTAACCATCTGTACCGCCACAAATATGCTACCGATAAGCTAAATAGTCTATAAATGTATCATTACGGTGATACAAATATAGATTATTGCCATTTCGTTATCAAAACGTTATCTTATATTGACCAAAATCTGAAAAAATTTTCAAATTGACAAAAATCTGAATATTTTGTAAAGATGTATGATACACGATCTACACACACAAACCACAAAACTTAGTGCGACCACATCGGGACCCCAGTGCCTGCCTAATGTTATAAATCTGTTACCAACTGGTGCCACGTTTGGTTTGACAAATGTCTGATAGGCATACTAAGATAATAGTATAAAGAAAGTTAGAGAAGGAAAAGAAATGACCCAGCAGGAACTAAACCTAGTAGCAATCGCAGAAGAAATCCTAGACTCAATGGAGCGTGAAGCCAAGGCGTATGACCTTACCATTGACCGTCTACTAGCCAAGATTCAGGAACTGGCTGGTTGACATTGTCCTAGATACCCACTAGACTTTAGACATAAACAGAAAAGGAAAAGAAATGAACGTATCAGTACAGAACCTAGACGGAACCAAGCTTCACCCATCATACTCACCAGAGCACGCTACTCAGGTAAAGGCTTTCTACTCTAACCTAGTAGCAACCAAGGCAATCGCTGGCTATGTTATCCGTTTTGATAACGGTGATGTAATGGCAGAGGGAATGTACCTATAATGTCTGACTACTCACCTAAACTATCAGTAGAAGAACTAGAAACCCTAATCTTCCAAATCGACATAATGCTAATGAATGAGAGTAAGTAAATGAAGTTTGTAATCCGTCGGGCTATCGCTGGTGTAATCTCTATCCCTGTAGTTGCTGGCACCTATGTTGCCCTGTATGCCTTCCTAGTAATGGCAGGGGCAGACTCTTGGATGTCTTTTGATGAAGTGTTTGCTAATGGTGTAAACATTGGTTTGACTGTTGCTGTTATCCTAACCTTCTACCCCCAGTTTTCTAGGCTAGTGGATAAGTTCTAATAGAAACGGTGTGTCAGCTTGACAAAGCTGGCAACTCCGAGCGCCTGGGCACAACATGTAGTAGCGATCTCGCTTAAGAACCCTAGATATAGTCCCCCATTGTAGCAAACCTACAAAAAAGTCGTTATAACTTTGTTACCAAATAGGCTTGACAAATGACTGTTTATCTGATTGACTATAGGTAGATAAATAAATAGTCAGTTTCAAAAAAGAAAGGAAGTCCCCAATGACTTCACTAGTTACACTAAACAACAAGGGTATCAAGGTTCTAGCAACCAACCCATTCTTCTACTCATACCTAGAGTCATACTCTCACCTCGTCTGCTGTGGTGAGTATCAGGATGTTCACTACTGCTTCGCTCACAACAACAAGGCAGGATGTGCCTTCTGTGAGACCGATGTCTCAGCCCCTTGCGAGTGTGAGGGGTAATCCCCTTCACTCTGCGTGTCGGACTTGACAAACCGATCAAATTTTAGCGCCCAGATCCAATATATAGTAGCTGTGTTACGTTAAGACTACAAGATCTTGTTCCCCAAATTCGTTATCATTTTGTTACCAAATGTTACCTAAATAGACTTGACAATGTCTGTGGTATCTGATAGGTTATAACTATGAAGAAATCAAGAATGACTAAAGCCGAGAGAGGCTTCGTAGAGCGTGTAAACGCTATCGTTTTCAACCCTGCCATGATTCGTGATGGCAAGCGATACATGAACACTAACACTTTCAATGCCCTGCCAGAACACGCTCAGAAGCGTTACATGGATTTGATTACTAGCAAAACTTACTAAAATGTCCTACCCCTGTGGTAGATTTTACTTAGATAGAAAGAAGGATAAAATGAGCAAGTTCCAGAATGTAGACCGTGACCTAAGAATCTGTGCCTACTGTATGAACACCACATTCTCGTATGTATGCCCTGAGTGTAACGAGTATGACGGACTAATGGAATTCACTACTAGCACCGAGGAATACCTAGGCGTAGACCTGCTAGAGTATGTCTAATAAATGTCTGACCCCTCTGTTAGAGTAATCAAAGAAAGGATAAATGATGAACTACAGATTCGCAAAGATAAACTCACTAGACCTAAAGGCTGTTGAAGCCGAGATTGATACCCTAATCAAAATCTCGGGGGACAACCCAAGTGACCGAACCATTGAGGAAGTCACCCGACTAATCAAACTAGCCAAGGCTCTTGGCACTACTAGGAAGTGGTAAAATGATAACCCTAACTTTTGAAACTTGGGAAGAGTTCGATAACGCTATTGCTGGAATCGCAGGCGTTGTTATTGAAATGAATACCCCAGCTGACGGCGTGTCGATTTGACAATCCGATCAGTTTCGAGCGCCCGATCGATCCTGGTTTGTCAAGTTAAGAAAGTGTTTTAAGATCCCCCAAAAGATCCCCAGATCGTTACCGTTCTGTTACCAAACAATGCTTAAAATGTCTGACCCCTGTGTTAGAGTTTAGATAGTTAGAAAGAAGGATAAAGATGAACAGATTCGAAAAGTTAGACATCGCAATGGCTTTGCTAAAGACTCAGATGAGTAGCGACCTTGCCTACGCAACTATGGTAGGTTACCTGTCCGCTATGGTAGACGACAAGAGAGCAGACGCTGTTCTTCAACTTGTCCAAGATAAGGTTGTGGGAAAATGAGCATTGCAGAACTCGAAGAACTAATTTGGAAGATTGACTTGATGTTGTCTGACACACCTGATAAACTATTCTTAACAATCGAAAGCGAGTAACCACAATGTTCTATAATGGCTTTAACCTACTGGTTGACCTTGTCCTTGTTTCCCTGGTCTACATTCTTGCCCACGGCATTGGATTCCGCAAGGGTATCGAATCAAACAAGCCACCGTTCTAAACGGTAAACACAACATCTAGTGGTATGACCAAGCCATGCTACTAGATGTTGTGCCGAGCGCCCCCGATCGTTATCTATTCGTTACGACACAACTTGACTTTCCCCCAAATGTATGATAGGTTTATCTTATAACGAAAGGTAAACCATGTTCCTATCAGAGATGACCCCAGAAGAAGTTCAGGCTGAGTTCGAGGACTTCCTCGCTTGGCAGGAGGAGCAGGCTGCTGAGGAGGCAGCGATGACCCCTGAGCAGAAGGACTACCTTCGTCAGGCGGAAGCACGTGTTCGTGAGGAGGAGGCTATCGGAGAGATGTATGCTTCTCTCTATGCCTTCGACTAGGAGGAGCGCCCAGCTCGTGGGATCGATTTACGAAGTCAATTAAGAAGCTCCAGAATTCCCCCTTGTTAAATGTCTGACCATACTGCTATACTTTTAGTATGTTAGGTAAAAGAAATGAAGCAAGACGCAAGGCTGAATCGCAAGCCTTATTCCACCAAATGCTAAAGGCTGGTAAGCGACAGGTTGTCACCCCAGACCCTAAGAAAGGCACACGCTCGGTAAACAAGCGTAAGGCTATCAACGAGTTTTAAATGTCCTACCCCTGCCCTATAATCGAAGTATCTAAGAAGGGATAACTAATGATTGACTGGACTCTAGTCTATGACAAGATGGAAGACGCTAAGGGTATTGCTTTCGATACCTGCCACAAAATCTACGTATTGATGGATGACGCTCAGATTGCTAAAATGCGTGAGTATGAGTATGACCCCCTATACACTAAGGCAGACATGTCTGCTGGTGAGATGTATGAAACTATCAAGCATTGGTATGCTGAGAGCTGCCCACTAAAGTTTGTTGAAGCTGTATCAACTGTCGAGGGTAACCCTAACGATGGTTTTGAGATACTGATTGAGCAGGGAGCTACAGAAACAGACGAATGCGTTGAATGTGGCGAAGATAGCTGTGAAGGCGAATGTCTAGACGAAGAACGCTGTGAACGCTGTGGCTGGACCGATGTCTATGAAGATGAGCTATGCCGTGACTGCTGGCAAGATAGCCAGGATGAAGAAGAATAAATGTCTGACCCTAATGCTATAGTTTACTTATAACCCCAAAGGAGATAAAGTGTTTGAAGATGTAATCAATGAAGAAGCCATCGCAAGGCTAAGCAAAGAAGAACTTGACACCGTACTAGCAATTCTAGAGAAGGCAGGATACTAATGGGTTCACTACAGGCAGCAGAAATGGCAGAAATGCTAGAGATTGACTCAGCAATTGCTTGGCACTTGCGTTCAAACCACTTCCCACCAGTTCCACTATCTATGGTTGAGCCTTGTATTGAGGCTATTTACGCTTGTAACGATGGGGACTACGAGAAGTTAATTCACCTTAACGGTTCATTCTGGCGTGGCAATGACTCTGCCCCTGCCTATGCGATTGTTGAGGGACACCACCTTGACACTTGGGTAACGCTTGACGAGGAGGGACTGGAGTAATCCAGCCCTCTGGGCGCTCGTCCCCTTTGGTGATCGAGTTACGACACGATTAAATATTCCCCCGATTATGTTGACAATGTCTGCCCCCTCTGCTAAACTAAATAAGTAAAGAAAGGCAACCCCATGTCACTAACTCGTTCAAAAGACCGCAAGGTTACTAATGCTGTTTCACCTAATGGCAAAACCCCGACTATCGCTAACACCTTTGGGCTACCTGCTGGAAAAGCATTCTCATGCCCTGGTGCTACCTCTGTTTGTGAGAAGATGTGCTACGCTGGCAAACTTGAGAAGGTTTACAAGGGCGTTAGAAACATTCTCGTTAGCAACTTTGAGCAACTAGTCAACGCTACCCGAGATGAAATGGTTGTCTTGCTTGATGAAATGATTCAAGACTTTATCAAGGATTGCGAGAAGCGTAATGCCGAGAAGTTGTTCCGCATTCACTGGGACGGTGACTTTTTCAACCTTGATTACACTATGGCATGGCGTGATGTTATTGAGATGAACAAGGATGTTCAGTTCTGGGCTTACACTCGTTCAGACTTTGCTGTTCCTGTTCTAATCAACATTCCTAATCTATCGCTTTATTTCTCTACCGATTCGGCTAACCGAGTTCTTGGCATTCAACTCAAGAAACAGTATGGCGTAAAGTTGGCATACCTTGCTAACACCTTTGCCGAGGGTAAGGCAGACTTTGCTACCATTCAAGACAAGGCAGCCGTTCCTTGCCCTGAAAACAACAAGAAGATAAAGTTGATTACCGAAAAGGGTTCAGCATGTGTTCTTTGTTCGCAATGTGTCTTTGCTCGCAATGACATTCTATTCAGTGCTAGTAAAAAGTAGGGAAGATGAGAGATAGAGAAGAAATGCCAGATGATACTGGCTGGGGTACTATGGACCTAATGGCTACACTGTTCACGCTACCTTGGTTAATTGTATGTGCTGTATGTGTTGTTCTAGTTTGTATAACTTGACAATACCCCTTCGGGGGAGCGCTCTTCGATCGCCCTATGATTTACGACACGAAAAAGATTTCCCCCAAAAGCTTGACAATGTCGTATCCACATGTAATAATAGATACATAAAGAAAGAGGAACCCCGAATGGCTTATACCAAGTTTGCACCACACGCCCTATACGTTACTCGTGACGGAAACTGGGGTGGAGATGACGTTATCGTTACCGACATCAATGAGTTCCCAGAGGAATACCTTGCCGTTTTGGAAGACCTGCCAGACTACCAGAAGTTCCCATTCTTTGAGGCAGTTCTAAATGGACAAGACGTGTCGGAGTGGCTCGACTACTAAAATGTCTGACCCCAGTCGTATAATAGATTTATTCAAAAGAAAAGGAAAACAAATGGAAGACTTTACCCCAAACACTCACCCTGTACTTGCTAGCCTAAACCAGAAGGTTGCTGACCTTGAGTCAAAGGTCGCTAAGGGACTTGAACTAGACGCAGAACGCATTCAAACTATTGTGCGCCTACGCAATGAGAAGACCCAGTACCAAGACCGTATCAAGAGCGTATTCGTTGAGGCACTAGAAGACTATGACGAAGAGACTATCAAGCACCTTGCCAGCCAGTTAGACATTGAACTAACCAAGACCAAGCAGGTTGAGGTAAACGTTACCTTTACCATTGACCTAGAGTATGAGATTGGCGAAGAGCCAGACCTAGACTGGGACCTTGAGTTTGATGTTCGTCACGATAGCATTGTTGATTACCAGACTGACATCATCTATAGTAAAGAGATTTCGTAGGGGTTCTTATCCTTTCTTTTCCCCCTGCGATACCGTCCTGAGCCATGACGTAAAACTGGCTCATTTCCACAAGCTGGAGCGCTGATCTAGCGCCCCGACACGCCCAAAAAAGTTTTAAGAAATGCTTGACATTTCCCCCATTTTCCCCCATAATAGATGTATCAGGAAAACGGAAACGCAAGAAAAAATAGTTCAAAAAAGTTTGACAAAATGCTTGACAAATCCCAAAGTTCCTGTCATAATAGATAAGTAAACAAATCACACACAGATACGCCCGTATCGGAAAGAAGCAAAAAAATGGCAATTATCGCCCCTACTGTTGGCTCACAGTTCACCACCTCAACCTCTAAGGTTTCAGGTATCGTTCAGGAAGTTGTAGCCAACAAGACAGGTTCATTCCGTGTCCGTCTTGATGTAAACGGACAGCCTCGCTGGACTACCGTCAAGTAAGGTAAGCCCCTAGGCTTCATTCTGGGTATAATGTAAAACTGCCCAACACTATTGACAAAAGCCCAAAACTCTGTCATAATAGATAAATCAACCCCTAAAAGAAAGAAGTCCATAATGGCACGCACCATCTCTGTCAAAGTCCCTGTCGCATCTGTAATCGCTGAAGTAGAGAAGAAGATTACTGAGATTGACAAGGCTATCGCTTCATACCCTGCTGATGTTGAGAAGTATGAAAAGGAAGTAGAAGCCTACAAGAAAAAGGTTGCTAAGTTTATCTCTGACTTTGTAGCAAAGAACGCCAACAAGGTTGGCTTTGACCTCGACTCAGTAATCCGCATTTCAACCAACTACTCTGGTCGCCTAGAACTAATCTTCGACTCGGCTAAGATTGAGGGCTTCCCTGTTCGCCCAACTGAGGTGGCAAAGCCTAATCAGTCTGAGTGGATTGGCAACAAGCACCTAAACCGCAAGGAAGTTCTTGAGAAGAACCTAAAGGTATTGCGTATGACTACTCAGGAAGAAGTAAACGCAAGCACCTACTCTGCGGTTATGGATTTGCTATAAACCATAGGTTTACGCCTAAACACCTGAGCAAGTGTCTAAACGGCTCACCACTAAACCTCTTGTAAGTGTCCTAGGCAACGGCTTACAAGCGTGACGGCTGACACGATAAAAGTAGCAAGTCCCCGACAACCGCAAGGCTCGGGGGCGAACCTAAACTATCCCAACAACAATAAGGAAACAAAATGGCTAAGAAGAAGATTGTAATCTCCACTGAGAAGTGGGCAACCAAGAACGGCGAAGTCTACAAGGCTGTTGTCCGTACCGCTGATGGAAAGTTCCTAGGCGCAACCAACCAGACCACTAACATTCCTGCCAAGGCTAAGGCAAGAACCAAGCGGTCTCCAAGTCTCTTCCTTGTTGGGAAGTAGTGATACCAACCTTAGCAAGTTGTAAAAAGGCTTTTCCTAGTGGGAACCCTCCTATGGCTTTTATCCTTTCTTTGTGCCATAGGGGGGATTTCCTTTACCCTCGGGCGCTAAGCTGCAGCGCCCCGATCCTGATCCATTTACGAAGCTAATTAAGACACGCCAAAATATTTTCCCAAATAGTATTGACAATGTCCGAGGGTTCTGTCATAATAGTCTTATCAGAAATCCCCACTAAGAAAGGTAGCCCCATGGCTCACGACCTAGAAACCGTAGACGGACAGACCGCTTTTGCTTCACTAAGACAGCCTGCTTGGCATGGTCTTGGCACTGTGTTTGAGAACGAGGTAAACACTAACCAGATGTTGAAACTCGCACACCTAAACGACTGGAATGTTCGCCTAGAAGATGTAACCATGCCAGAAGGCTTCAACTCAGATAAGGGTTACTCATTCGTTACCCGAACTAACCCATTTGACCGCACTCAGAATGATGTTCTTGGCGTTGTTGGTGAGCGTTATGTTCCGCTTCAGAACGAGGACTTGTTCTCATTCGGTGACAACCTGCTAGACGGTGGCGGTCGTTGGGAAACTGCTGGCTCTATTCGTGGCGGTCGTGTTGTCTTTGGCTCGATTGCCCTTAGCGATTCGATTACCCTAGACCCACAGGGACGTGCTGATAAGATTGACAACTATTTGCTAATCAACACCTCTCACGATGGTTCGATTGCTATTCAGGCAAGCATTACCCCTGTTCGTGTTGTATGTGCTAACACTCTAAACCTTGCTCTGTCTGCTGTTCGTGGAAAGAAAGCACCTAAGCAAACTTTCAAGATTCGACACACTCAGACCGCAGAAGGCAAGATTGCCGTTGCTCGTGAGGCTCTTGGACTTGCTCACAAATACATGGACGAGTTCGCTCTCATGGCTAACGAGATGATTCAAACCGAGATTACTAAGGCTCAGTTTGATGAGATTGTTGCCCTTGCCTACCCTGCCCCAGAAAAGGACGCTAAGGGTTCATTCAAGAAGTATGACGCTAAGGTTGATTTGCTTCAGGGTATCTATGTTGGACAATACAACGACACGATTGCTGGAACTGCTTGGGGAGCCTACAACGCACTAACCGAACGCCTAGACTGGTATCGTTCAGGGCGTGGCGGCTCTAACGAGTCTATCTTGGCTTCGGCTTCAGGATTTGACCCAATGGTGAACGCTGAGAAGAATCGCCTGCTAAAGTTGGTTCAGTCTGCCGTAATGGCGTAATCCACAGACCTAGGCAAGTCTATAAACTGCCTGCCCTAGTGGCTTGACATTTCCCGATCTTTCGGAGCGCTCCCAGCTCTGCCTCTGTTTACGAAGACTAATTATTTTCCCCAACATTCTTGACAATGTCTGAGGGTAGTGGCATAATAGATACATAGAAAGGACAACCCCAATGCCTAAAGATACCTGTGTATGGTGTGAAGAGAAGACCCTATCTTGGAACCGTAGTTTCAATGGTAAAGACATCTGCAATGATTGTGAAGAGAAAGCCCTAGAGGAGATAAACAGTGAGCAAAGTTATTAGAACTAGTATTGTTTTCGAATTGAATCTTGACCAGGACCCCCTAATCGAAATGCTTGATGAGGGTATGACTGATGAAGAACTTATAGAGTATGCCAAAGAGACTATGATGGAAGACCTTATCCAAATGTCATACGGTTCTGGGGCAGACCTAGTGAATGCCATTGAAGCAGAAATAATAAATGTCTGACCCTACCTATACAATAGAAGCCTAACGAAAGGAAACCCCATGGGATACCGCTACGAAGTTGAATACTCTGCTTGGTATGAAGTAGAGTCAGATGTTCCTCTAACCGAGGATGAGGTTATTGAACAGGCTGTTGAGCAGCATGGAGACATGCCAAACGGCACTTGGTCACTTGAGTATCAGGAGGAGAACTAATGTCAAAGCCAATGACTAACCAGCAGATTATTGATTTCCTAATCAGCGATACCGAACTTTTTATCGGTGAGAAAGAGGGACTAGACATCAATGATAGTTTTGGTGACTATCTTGAGGGGCTTATCAACAGAAGCCAGTCTGTCCTAAGAATGATGGGTGTGCCAGAGGATAAGATTCCTAATGATGGGAGTTGCTAATGATTCCTGTTCGTAAGCACAAGGGCAACGAGGGCTATGACTGGTATGCCTGTACTGAATGCGGTAAGATGTGGAAGAGTTACTACAAGAAGATTGGACACAATAAATGTCGGTAGGTAAGACTACAATTGATACTATGAATAAATGCTATCAATGTGAAGAGACACTAGACTATGACCCTGTGGACTCTGTCCACCCTCTATGTGTAGATTGCCAGAATGAGTTTGATGACTGGCTACAGCACGAGATGATGATGTTCCAATGCTAATGTTTCGTAAGAATGTTGCTAAGACTGCTAATCATTACTCTAATGAGTTTCACGAGCGGTATATGGAAGCAAACAACTATGACTACCGAACAGGTAACTACAAAGACTTATTGTCTGAGGTCATAGATATAATGGATATGTTAGAAGCCCAAGCAAAAAAGAAATGGTGGAAGAAATGAACCTAGATGTGCTTACCCCAAGTATGTGGGAAATGCTACGCAAGTTGGACTATGACCAGCTAAAGAAGTTTGAGATGATGATGCAACCAGTAGAGGAGTACTAATGGACCACGAATCAGTAGTAGAACTATTTGAGATGTTTCATAATGGAGACATCACAGCTATGGAACTAATGGATGACCTTGACATCGGTGGTTTCGATGGCGACCTGATCGACTTCCTATAGGGAGTCTTTCGGGAGCGCCCAAATCAAGCTTGATGATATATATAACTATGAAAAAACCTTTACGAACCTCTTGACTTTTCCCCCAATTTCTGCAATAATATAGCTATGGAAAAGAAATTTGCAAGCAAGAAGCCATCCGTATCTACTACTGGATGGAACCGTGTGTACCATGACGAAGGTGTTTCTGTATATAGTTCAGATACATACTTTGATTTCTACAAGCTGGTTACCCCTGGATCTCGCCCTAAGTACTACTTTGGTGAGACTGCATGGATGGACGTGCAGAGGCAGGCAGTGGACATCGTTGGCATGAGGGCTTATCAAATATTTGATTAAGATGTCTTGACAAAACCCCCCAAATGCTTTATCATTGTTATATAACCCCAACAAGAAAGGTTTCCTATGGGAACTCGCAACCTCACTAAAGTAATTGACAAAGACGGCGTTGTGCGTGTAGCACAATACGGACAATGGGATGGCTATCCTAGTGGACAGGGTGCAAACATGCTTGCCTTTATCTCTGAATACAGGATGATTGACCGCATTGAGCATTCTCTTGTGAAGTGCCGTTTCGGTTCAGAGGGAGAAGTGGGCGCAGCGTATGATGTTTATCTAGATGAGCCTAAATGGAAGCAGTTGCTTAATGAGCCTAATGGATATGCTGTAGCATTCCCATCACTCGCACGTGATACCTGCACGGATATCCTAAAGGTGATTGTTTATTCTAACGAGGAAGTTATCCTATGGGATGAATCAGAGTTCGAGAAGGATGAACTAATGTGCGAGGGTGTCTATGCTTTGGACTACCAGACCAGGGAGTTTATCTCTATCTATGGTGGTAAGACTGTTAAGTTTAGTTTTGATTCTTTGCCTACCCTGGAAGAATATCTAAAATCTTTTGAAGAGGACTTGACATTGTTCTAAGTCTTTGAGATAATAGATATACACCCCAACAGAAAGAAACCCCATGCACGTTTTACAATACATTGCAGTAAGAGCAGATGATGAAGACTTCGCTATGCGTATAGTCGAAGATACCCTAAATAGTGAACTAGGTGGCAATGAGTATGCTACCAACGCTTGGTACGATTGGTTCGTTATTGGTGGCGGTAGATTTGTAGACGGTGACCCGTATAAATCATCTACTGAGCATATCATTAGTTATAAGGAGCATGGACTAGCAGGCATTCAGGAAAAGGTTGATTGGGCTATCAAGGCTCGTATCGCAGAGTTCAATAGTTACCGCAAAGCCTACGACGAGAACAATAACGATATCTCTACTGAGTTAGATAAGTATGTTGGGAACACTGATTATTCTATGAGTCTTTATGGACTGTCTAAGATGATTGATATGTTGCAGGGTAACTGGGACTTCAACTCATACTTCTACGACGCAGAAAATACTTCAACAAATTATCAGTATATGCTTGACAAACTAGATGAATCATGGTATCTTATACCTGTAGACTTCCACTTCTAAGGAGACCCCAATGAGCAAGTTTTATACCTACGAGGCTTGGCAAAAAGAATTCAAGCCACTACACAACTACATCAGAGCAAACGGCGACCTTGCCTATGAGACCTACGGTGAGGAGCTTGACTATCTAAAGACTGTTGAGCCTAACCACATCTGGACAGAGGTAGACGGAGAGGGTGGCACTTACATTCTTTCTGGCTTCCACTATGTAAACCGTATCCAATACTATGTAACTATGAATCCTTGGACTGATGACATGACTGAGGTTCCTACTTGGGTATACCGCCAGTGTGACTGCTGTGACCTTGAAGAGTTCGAGGACGAGGGCTACAACCCTAACTGCGAGGAATGCGACGAGGGTATGATTGACATCCCTATTGATACTGTAGAAGATTTGAAAGCAATTTACGGAGAAGACAACAATGACATCATTGCCTAATAGCGCAGAGCTAGAGTTTATTGACTACGACCTTAACATCTTCATGAAGGAGGTCGAGGACCCAAACACTGAAGAGTACTACTACGACCCTACGTCGTGGATGGTGCACGTGTATGCAGTTGACGGAGCTGGACACCACGAGGTGGCGGACCCATATCCACTCAGCCCTGAAGAGATTCGATCGCTGGGACTTAACAACGATGAGTACTTCGAAGGTGGGGACTGCTGGTACGGCATGTATGGTTATCTAAATGATTACTCAAAGATGATGCCAGAGAGCTTGCTAGCTTACCTAAGCAGTTTCCCAAAATATAAAGAACTTCCCTTGTCGAGCTAAGCTCCGAGGGATGGTACCCAAACAGTAAGGGGTTGCTAGGGTGGGTACCCAATAAGGGAGGTGTCAGGATTTGGGTCTTGACACCTCTCTTCAGATTTGATACAATGAGCATAGGAGATAAAATGACCAAACGAGGAATGAGCAAGAACGAAAAGACCGCTGTCAAGATTGCTGAACTGATGAATGATGTGACCCTAGACCTAGACCAAGTAGGACAATACCTAGGTAGACTAGCACCAACGATTTCATACAACAGGCTAATGCTTATCGCAGAAGCAGCAGAGTGGGAAAAAGAGCAGGCAGAACTAAATAAGCACCCTCGCCTATTCTAAATGGCAGTCCCTAATGGTATAATAGAAGTAATCAAGGAGAAATAAATGTCAACACCACTAGAAACACGAATCACTATCCTAGCAGACCTATGGCTCAATTATCGTGATGACGAAGAGTTCCAAGACTTCATCTCATACAACGACATTGGACTTCCAATAGCCTTTGCTCTCAACGAGGACTTTGTAAAGGGCACGGAGATGTCTACAAAGTTTATCAACGAAACCTTTGACCTATTGCTTGCTGGTCTAGAGATTGAAGACCCTGAAGAGGGTTGGGAGAACCTAGACGACATTCTAGACAATGGAGTTGGGGAACTCTAGTCTGGGGGAGGATGTGGAGAGCAGGGATCTTCCTGCCTCCACTCCTGGGGAGCGCTCACACTTTATCAAATTTGTCAAGCTATACTTTATAACAAATTGATTACGATCCCAAACATTTTTTCCCCAAATCGGGATTACGAACAAGATAATTATTTTCCCAAATAAGATTACGAAGGATCATTATTTTTCCCAGTTTGCCAGGGTATTCAAACCATCCATACTCTGATATACTATATATATGAGTCCTAGAGGTTACTATAGTAAAGAATACATAGCTCCACACTTCACATCAGAAGGTTATAAGTATACTGATCAGTATAAGGCTGAGGTAGAGTATATTACTAGGTGGGAGAATAGATTACGATCGCTTATTAAATACCCCCGAAAAGTCTATAACCGCCTAATGGTTTGGCTAGCTAGCTGGTATGTCTAATTAGATTGGTTTGGATTATGCCCAAGGGCATCCAAAAGTATACAATTATCCCTAGTATATATATAACATACTATAGTATTACGAACACATAAGATTATCCCTGATTATTAGTTATTTATATAAGGTTTTATATAAAAAGACTATCAAAACCAGGGATTTTGTGCTATTTCTAGGGCATTATATCAGGGGATATATGGTTTGTCAATAGGGGATTTGCCTGGATATATGGGATATAGCCTGGTTTGGCTAGGGTTTTAGGGGATACTAGATATAGTGGTTTGTATTACGAACGCCCCTATATATAGGTTCCATTACCCAAACCACTTTACTCCATTTCACTCCACTATGCAAACCAAAACAATCAGTAAGATCTTTATTCTAAATAGCCTATCTAAATCATAGTCAAAACAGCCTTCTAAGGGGTCATAGAGACACTTTCACATCTGTCTGATATATCTTTTGGGGGTATCAAATAAGTCTTGCTATGGGGGATATGGGGGATATGAGCTATATCGTGCTATCCCTTAAACCAAAGACCTATCATTACTATACATATATAGAGTATTGTTAATACTATAGTTGTTTCCATATACTAGTGGTTGTGCTTTCTCTTGATACCGCCAGATTTTGTGAAGATATCTTTGATTAGATCAACTGGCTTGACAGGGACTTCATCTGGAAGGCTGCCATACTTATGCAATAGCTTTAGCAGGAGACCTGCAATGAATAAGTCATCTGAATAAGCTAGCCATGGGAATAGTACGTCAAAAGGGTCTATTGGCATCATAAGATAAGCTATACATATTACAGCTACTATACGTACCCATAGAGGAGATCGTTTGAATTGTTCTTTGTATGGCTTTAATACCCTGCGAATCTTACTCACTGTGCCATACCTCTAGTCCAAAGTATACGTTTAGTACCTGGAAGGTGAGTGAACGGTCATAGTGACAGTACTTGGCACTAATACCCCAGCTATCAGCAATGCCTACAAAAAGGCAAACCTTATTCCTTAGTATCAGGGATGTCGATAGTCCCAGTGGAGACTTCTGTATCTTCATCTAAATTCCAATCTATGTCTAGTAGTCTAGCCATGGTACTCGCTACCTTTAAAAAATACAAACACGTGCTTTCCCCAATAAATGTCTAGTGCTTTACGCTTTGGATGGGATTCAAAAAAGATCCCATAGTATTTGGTTACAGTTAGCCTATTTGGTCTGTAGTGCTTAAACTTAATCATGTATTCAGTATACTAGAGAATATACCTTGTGTCAAGGTTGGTTTCTCTTATTTACCGCCGAGCTTTCAGTCGTTAAATTTGCCCGACTTTATAACATTAATTAAATCATCGGAGTCGAAGTGGTCACGGACAACGTTAATGCCAGCCTCAATCTCAGTAACCGTACGGTGTCTCTCTATCCAATCAATAATCTCAGCATTACGAAAGCCTTTTCCTTTTGTCCAGCCATTCCAGTAGTGCTCACAATTCTTCTGATGTCCACCGCATTCATCGCAGTAGCGTAGTGAGTAATATAGCTCATTAATATCAGACATTTCTAGCCTCATCACACTTGTCGATCCAGTTGCGAATGGTTACATCTAGCCTACGGTTCCATCCTGGATACTGTCTAAGATGCTTAAACATATCGCTAAGCTTCTCCTCACGGTCCTCATCGTTGCACGACAAAGACGCTCCACCATAGCAACCGACACTATAGCGAAACATCCAGGCATTCTTATCGTTCCAGTCTGGATCAAACTCAGCAGTGTTGTATGACCAACCGCAGGTATCACAGTCTGAGTCATCACCTAGTGACCACTCTTGTCCACGATACTCATCTTCTTCAATCATTTGGTATCCTTAATAGAATCAATACACTCTTTAAACACTTCTACCCATTTTTCAACAGTAACTGTAGTGTCATACTCCATGTCACGACCAATGTACTTGTACCATTCAACCTCAATACCAGAGGCATAGTGCTTAAAGTTTGGCTTATCCATTTCGCAATGGTCAGCATGTGAAATAGTCTTAACAAAGTCAACATACTCGTTAGTGTGATTGCATGTACAGTGTACCGCTCCACCTGGTGCTTCTGGATCTATGCCAAAGATAGCACAGGTCTCTTCGATACACCCACACTTACCACTCCAGTTGTGACCTTCCTTCAAGTCAAAGTTCCAGCCATCGTCACCACCATAGTTTACATAGTGCTTATCGTGGTAGATAGTTTGATAGCAATCCTGAGTGTGCTTATTCTTTTCTTCCCACACAGAACGAACAGTATCGTAATGGCATACACAATCACCCCAATAGAATGGGCGCATCTCAAACACGTCATTCTTGTAGTGTGCACCATAGCCATGCTCTCCACCCAGGAATCCTTGGCTTGCTATTTCACTACCAGATTCATCAATCTTCTTGGTAATAGCCACCATCATGTTTGACACTAGGTCCTCAGACACTTCTGGGAATACTAATAGTAGGTCACTCATAATTCCCTGTTCTCAATTCGTTCTAGTAGATGGTCCATAGGAGTTCCACATTGGCATTCAAATCTTTCTACCTGCCATGCAATTTCAATTCGCTTTTGTTCCCATGCAATACCCTCACGATAACCCTCATCGCCAGCTTTTGCATCACGCTCCAGCAAGTAGCGGTCAAAAGCATCGCCTTCTACTTCGGCAAGCTCTGCACGACCCTCAACTCCGTAGCCCATATACCAATCACGAACTTCCTTGTCTGTTGGTGTATTCATTTGTTTCCTCCCTTGGTAATCAGGTAAATATTTATTGCCAGCAAGAATATGAATGCTGACTGAACAATGTCTACAATTTCAGATGTGGTTAGGCTCATTACTTCTCCTATTGGCATCGAACAATGCCCACTCGTTATATTCGTAGTTACTGTGCTTGTC